GGCGAGGACCCGCGCGCCTATGTCGAGATCAGCATCAAGGTGCCCGAGCGCAAATACACCGCCTGGCCCGAGACGATCCGACAGGCCTTCGAGCCGGCGCGCACGGTGCGCACGGGCAAGCCCAGCTTCCGGCTGAGCCTGGGCAGCCCAGCGTCGAACACGGGAGAGCCGTGATGGCGCTTCGCATCGTCAGCGCCAGCGAGCGGCTCTCAGCCGCCGGCGCCAAGACCACCATGGCGATCTTCGGGCCCAGCGGCGTGGGGAAGACCTCGCTGCTCAGGACCCTGCCGCCGGCCGAGACGCTCTGCATCGACCTCGAGGCCGGCATGAAGTCGGTCCAGGACTGGCCCGGCGATAGCATCCCCGTGCGGACCTTCGCCGACGCGCTCGACATCGGCTGTCTGATCGGCGGCATCAACCCTGCCGCCGATCCCAGCAGCTTCTTCTCCGAAGGCCACTACCAGCATCTGAGCCAGGCCTATCCCGATCTGGTCGAGATGATCGCAAGCAAGCGCATCATCTTCGTGGACTCGATCACGGACCTGACGCGCCAGGCCATGGCGTGGGCGAAGACGCGGCCCGAGGCCTTCTCGGACAAGACCGGCAAGCCCGACACCCGCGGCGCCTATGGGCTGCTGGCGCGCGAGCTTATCGGCTTGCTCAAGCATCTCCAGCACGCCCAGGCGAAGACCGTGATCTTCGTCGGCATCCTCGAGCGGGTGACCGACGAGTTCAACCGCTCGACCTGGCAGCCGCAGATGGAAGGCGGCAAGGCCGGGCGCGAGCTGCCGGGCATCGTCGACCAGGTCATCACCATGGGCCTGTTCGCCCCCGAGGGCGATGGCTGGCGCCATGAGCCCGAGCGCGGCGATGTCCGCCGCCTGGTCTGCCGTGCCGGCAATCCCTTTGCGCTGCCCGCCAAGGATCGCAGCGGCCGCCTCGACATCACCGAGCCGCCCGATCTCGGCGCCCTGCTCGCGAAGATCAATTCCCCCACGAAAGGATGACGACCATGAGCTTCGACATGAACGATGCCGAGCCACAGAAGAGTGGCGAGCTGATACCCGACGGTACCTTCGCCAAGGTGACCATGACGCTGCGCCCCGGCGGCACCGATGGCCAGGGCGAGATCGATCGCGGCCTGCTCAAGGCCTCGGCCGCGCCCGGCAGCGACGTGCTGATGCTCGACGCCGAGTTCACGCTCGTCGAGGGCCCGCAGGCGCGGCGCAAGTTTTGGCAGATGTTCACCGTCGCCGGCGGCAAGCTCGACGAGCAGGGACAGTCGATCGGCTGGAAGATCTCGAAGTCGATTTTGCGCGCAATGATCGACAGCGCACTGGGTCTCGACCCGCACGACATGAGCGAGGCCACCAAGGCCAAGCGCATCCTGCGCGGGCTCGGCGATCTCAACGGCATCACCTTCGTGGCCAAGATCAAGGTCGAGGCCAGCGACGATCCGCGCTACGCGCCCAGCAACAAGCTCGACCGCGTGGTGGTGCCGAGCGAGCCCGAGTGGCGCAAGGTGATGGATGGCGAGGTCCTGGCGCCGAGCCCGAGCACGCGCCCACGGCCCAAGATCGCGGCATCGGCGCCCGCGCCGCAGCCGGCCTGGGGGCAGGGGGCTGCCAAGCAAACGCCCACCCCGGTACCCGTGAGCCACGCACCCCTGAGCCCCGCACCGGCTTGGAGCCGGCCGACGCCCCAGGCCGCGGTGGCGCCCGCCGCCAAGCCAGCGCTCGCCGGGCCTTCATGGCTGAACGGCTGAGCGCGGATGCCTGGCAGGCCTACGCGACGCGCGAGGCCGCGAGGGCGATGGGCACATGGCTCGAAGGACGCGGAAGGCTGCATCAGCCCATCGCCGTGCTCACGCTGCCGGAGCTGGAGGCCATGGCGACGAGCGCGCTCTCGCGCTTCATCGTCCTGGCCTCCCAGCGGGCTCGTGCGCAGCCCCACGGCCCCGAGGACCTGACCCGGGTCTTGCTCGCGTAGCGCAGTGCGCGCTCTGCGGCCGCGAGGCCAGGGGCTTCGGCTACGTGCACCAGCTGCGCTGGGGCGGCTTTCCACATTACCGCTTCTGCTCGATGGGCTGCCTGACAGCCGGATCGACGCTCGCCCATGGGAGTGACGGGATGATCGACAAGACCGAGATGGAGGCCCGCGCCATCAAGGACGCGCGCCGGATGCTTGCCGAGACCCTGGTGGATCTCGGGCTCATGGCCCCGTTCCATGACCGCAGCCCGGCGGAGATCGACCGGATCATCGAGGCCTGCATCGATGGCTTTCAGGCCTCCATGCAGCGCCAGGTCGCGGCGCGCGACGCACGCGCCGACGCCGTGCCGTTTTGAGGCGTGCCTCGTGATGCTGGATCTCAATCACGGCTCGGGCGCGATCTATGGCGGCGGCGACGGCGATGCGCCCAGCATCAGCGATCGCATCAACACGCGCATCGATGCGGCACTGGTCGCGCGCAATCGCGGCCAGCCGCCGCGCGAGTATCTGGGCGCCAGCCGCATCGGCGAACCCTGCGCGCGCAAGCTCGTCTACGAATACACGAATACGCCCAAGGATCCGGACAAAGGGTTCGACGGCGCGATCTTGCGCATTTTCGATGCCGGCCACCAATTCGAGACGCTGTCCATCAAATGGCTGCGCGAGGCTGGCTTCGACCTGCGTACCGAGCGCGCCAGCGGCGGCCAGTTCGGATTCCAGACCGCCGGCGGCAGGCTGCGCGGGCATATCGACGGCGTGATCGTCCGCGGACCGGAGATCGGAGTCGTCTGGCCCGCGCTCTGGGAGCACAAGGCGCTGGGCGCCAAATCCTGGACCGACCTCGTCAAGCGCGGGCTCGCCATCTCGAAGCCGGTCTATTACGCCCAGGTTCAGCTCTACATGGCCTATCTCGATCTGGGATCGGCGCTGGTCACCGCGCTCAACAAGGACACGCAAGCGCTCTACCACGAGGCCGTGCCGTTCGATCCCGCGAGCGCGCAGGCACTCTCGGACAAAGCCGTCGACATCCTGCGCGCCGCGGCCGCGGGCGAGTTGCCGCCGCGCATCGCGAGTGCTCCGGATTTCTATCTCTGCCGCTTCTGCGCCTATGCGCAGCGCTGCTGGGCAGCGACGTCATGACGACCATCCTGTCGCCGCAGCAGCGTGCGGCTATCGCCGCCATCGAGGACTGGTTCAGGACCCGCGCGCACGTCCAGCAGATCTTCCGGCTGTTCGGCTATGCTGGCAGCGGCAAGACCACGATCTGCCGTCATGCGATCGCCGCAATGGGTCTTGCCCCGATGGATCGTGCGGGCGGCCGGGGCGGCGCGCTCTACGCCGCCTTCACCGGCAAGGCCGCGCTGGTCATGACCCGCAAGGGTACGCCGGCCTCGACCATCCACAGCTTGATCTACCGCGTCTCGGAAGCGACGCCCGAGGAGATCGAGCGCGTCACCCGCGAACTCGCCACACTGCGCGCCAGCCTCCACGCCATGGGCCCGGCCGAGCGGTCCTTTAGCGAGACACGGATCCGGCGCCTCGAGCTCAGGCTTTCTGACATCCATCAGCCGCGCTTCGTTCTCAACGAGCAGTCGCTGCTGCGCGATGCCGATCTGGTCGTCCTCGACGAGGTCTCCATGGTCGGCACCGAGATGGCGAGCGACCTGCTCGCCTTCGGCAAACCCATCCTCGTGCTCGGCGATCCTGGCCAGCTGCCACCGATCAAGGGCGAGGGCGCGTTCACGAATGCCGACCCGGACGTGATGCTGACCGAGGTGCATCGCCAGGCCGAGGCAAGCGCGATCGTCCGGATCGCGACCCTTGCGCGCCAGGGGCTGCCGATCCCCTACGGCGACCATGACGCCCATGTTGCCAAGATGCGACGCAGCGATCTCCAGCCCGCGCAGCTTCTCAAGGGCGGGCAGGTCATCTGCGGGCGCAACGCGACACGCGTCTTTCTCAACAACGCCATGAAGCATGAAGCCGGCTTCCCCGAGACCTATCCCAGCGGTCGCGGCGAGAAGTTGATCTGTCTGCGCAACCGCCACGATCTCGGGCTCGTCAACGGCATGTTCGTCAGTCTCTCGGAGGTCCGAGACGAAAGCGCGCTTGCCTTCAGCGCCGCGCTGCGGACCGAGGATGGCGAGGAACTCCGGGGGCGCCACAACATCTACAAGGGGCATTTCGACGACCATGTCGCTCTCGACAGTGATCGGCTGCGCCGCGACTGGCGCGATCTGCGCGGGCTGATCGAAAGCGTCTGGGGCTACGCCATCACCTGCCACAAGGCCCAGGGGTCACAGTGGGAAAACGTCATCGTCTACGATGATGGTCTCGGCCGCACGGCTGCCGACCGCGCCCGTTGGCTCTACACAGCGATCACGCGCGCGGAGCGTGGGCTGGTGTTGCTTGATTGACTTCAACGACACCGCAAGCGTCCAGGTGGAGCGCGAGCGCTTCGATCTCGACCTGATCGTCCAACGGCTGCGCGAGAGCGCCGAGACATGGGTGCCGCGGCTCTTTCCCAACGGCCGGCGGTCCGGCGACGAATGGCGGCTGGCGAACATCAAGGGCGATGCACCGCGCAAGATCGGCTCCTGCGTCATCAAATTGCGGGGCGCTCATGCCGGCGACTTCATCGACTTCGACGGCAACCAGGGCGGCGGGCCCATCCGTGCGATCCAGGAGGTCACGGGTGCGCATGGCCGCGCGCTGATCGCAGAGGCAGCGCAGATGGCCGGCGTCGCGCCAGGAGCGCCCGCACGGCTCGCCGCGGCGACGCCACCGCAGCCCAAGCGCGATCCAGCCCCGGAGATTGCCCATATCCTCTCCGCAGCGCAGCCCATCGCCGGGACGCCCGCCGCCGCGTATCTCAGTTCGCGCGGGCTTGCGATCCCCGACACAAGCGATCTGCTCTTCCACCCCGACCTGACCCACTGGGAGACCAAGACCGGCTACCCCGCGATGCTCGGCCAGGTCCGCGCAAGCGACGGTGC